GAGGAAAGAATATACCGTCCAGTCGGCCCCAGAACTCCAGGACCTCAATTCTTTTTACTCTGTTGGACTGGCTCTCTTCGTACTTCCTCGGGTGCTCGCTTTGGTCCCAGCCTGAGGTTTCTCCGATGTTGTTTTCGATGACCTCTTCAATCGCTCCAGGGATGAAACCCTCTTGCTTCTTCGCCAACTCTCGTAGCTGTATCGGACTGAGAAAGGTACGTTGGATAACATAGTCTGCATCTTCAGCGCTCGTAGCTTCAGGTGAAGGAAAGACATTCCAGATCGAGACATACCTAACAGTCGGGACCAACTCCTCCTCCAGCCTTGTCTCAACCTCCAGGTAGTTATCTGGAGTCTGTACTGACTCGAATACTGGAAAATTCTTATTCTCCAGTGTAATTCCTTTAGTGACTCCCGAACCGTAGAGAGACATCTCGTGAATAGCGTGCTGAATCTCCTGGTTGTAGTTGGTTCGGTCCAACAGGTCCCGTACTCTCTCCTCCATCGCCTTCGCTCTGCCGATGATCGCGTCCTGGAATAGGTCCGGTCTGTCGGGCGGGGCTTCAATGTCCGGGGGAAAATATCTGGGACGCCTGGAGGGTGTAATCGAAAAAGGGATCCTGCCGTCTTCGAATAGAAGCGTCCCAATTTTAATTTTGGCAGAATTAACCTTACGGCGTGTCTGGTTGACGAATATGCCACGCTCATTCGCCAGTTCATTCGCCTTAGATATGTGACTAGGGTATTTGGCTCTGTAAGCATCGTAAGCCTCTTGCCAGTGAACCTCGTGGTCGCGTCGGTACTCCTTTGCATCCTCAAACTTCTCGTGGATAACATTTGCCATGTCATCCAAAGGCGCACTAATTACTTCTGCCTCAACTGTAACTTTTTCTTCTGCCATTAATGGGACGAAAGGAGGGAAAAATTTCTAATTAGAATAGAAGCGTCCCTGATAAAAAAATCAACTTGGTTTAGTTGGCTCCATGTCTTCGAACGACGACAGAATCCGGTCGCCGACGTCTTGCATTGTGACGGCGATAGCCCTGCCGACTACAGAACCTACTTCTTGGGGTAGGTGATTGTGAAGCACCGCGACTACTTCCTCGAATGCCTCTTGTAGGTCTTTGTTGAATTCCTTTTCCCACCTTTTGTCATCCAGACTAATGATGTTATCAGTCATAATGTTGGAGGGGTGTATAGTGATAAATTAGGCTTACGCCTGTACCTATGATTAAAAGGGGCTGCCCCATCTGGGAACATAGTACCTGGAAATAACTTACAACCAAAACACGCAATAGCAAGCGCCATCACGCAGTCGTCGTGTGACCCCGGCTGTGCCTGCATTTTGCCGTCGGACTTTGAGACAAATGTCTGTAGCTCGTCCAGGATTACCGGGGAGTGGACCTTTAACTCTTTTTCACGGATTAACTCCTTTAAATAGTCGATAATGAGCGGTTTCGACTTAACAGTCGTATGAAATCCCAGCTTTCTAGCGGTCCTTGAGGACCGTTCATCCAGGATCTTCTCTGTGTACATATTCGGGTACAGGTGTAGGTCCCTAAGAAAGGACAGAGTGACGAGGCCATGGTTATTTCTCTCAACAAATAGCTGTGCCCAGTTATACCAACGCCCCAACGACGTTAGCTGCCAGGCCAGCAGGTCCGGGTCTATCTTGATCCTGAGTGTTGCTACCTCTGAAAAATAGGTTGCGTCTAAAACAACAGCCACACTCCAGTCGGTGTCCCTGCCGACCTCCAACCCCTCACTGACGTCCACGCCGATCCGGTAGTCATGCCCCTTCATGGGCCTCTGCCATACCTGGAGCTCACCGTCTTCCATCGACTCGATGATATACTTCTCTTTGGAGCGCCCCTCCTTCCAGGCCTTTACCGGAATGGCAAAACCTTGAGACGGTTGTGTCCTGACCCTGTACTCTGAGTCCAGGACCATCTCGTTTAAGACCTCACGGTCGAAGACCGTCCGTCCTGTAGAGACAAATGCCTGCCTGGCGTTACTCGGGTACTCCTGGTGGAACTTCTGTAAGTCGTTCTGGCACTGCGTCTTGATACAGTTACGGCGCCAGTTGAGGTTTTCTAGGGTGACTGTGAAGGACAGGGGCTCCTCTTCCCCAATGTCAAACTCGGTGGTCTGCCCGAGGAGCTTTGCCTCTTCTTCTCCACCATAGCGCGGGTCCGTCCCAAGAGACTCTTCAAATCGCTTTCGTTGATCGGCTCCCTCAAAGGGCCGTTGGTAGTGAGTATAGATGTACCATGGAAAAAAGATTGCCTCCCACCCGGAGTCTCCAGTGAACGCGTCCCAAAACATGTCATGGAAAATACCGCCCACACCTTGAGCGGTGGATTCGATAACTGCCTCTGTATCATACCCCTGGACCACGCAGTTCAGCAGCCCCAGCAAGTAATCTTCGCCCCCGTCTCCCCAGGAGGCGACCTCACTACAGTGTAAAAAATCAACCTTGGAGCCACGGACCTCACGTCCGCCGACCGTGGACAGTGTATACTGAGAATTTAATCCTCCCTCTTCACTACCCCAAAACAATTCACGTTTACCAGAGTATTTTGTCGCTGGCTTTAGCTCTTTTGGCAGGTTCTGCTCCATCATCCGGGCCATTCCGAACATGACGTCCGTAGCCGCCTTGGAGTGGGTGCAGATATGGGTCACCTTGTTGTGATTCATGGCCGTGTGGTGGAAATAACGGCCCTGGACGAAGGTAGAGACGCCGAATCGGCGGGCCTTTAGGACCACCATACGCACATGATTGTCCTTTTTAAGCTGCCGCTCCATCAACTTGTGAAGAATTAGCTGCACCTCATTTAATTTAAACGGGACCGACTCCCCTGACCCAAATTCTTGGATTTTTAGGCAGTGTTCAAAGTAGAGAATCGGGTCTTCTTTTAGTCGTTTGACTAAAGCGACTAATTCATTGTTCATTGAGGCTTAAAAAGTCCTGCTCTTGGACACAAACTGGGAATGTTGCGTTGACAATAAGCTGTATTTCAGGGTCCATGTAATTGTCTTTGATCTTAGAAAACTCTACAGAGTGTCTAAGGGCGTCTACGACACAGCCGCAGATTACTTTGATCTGGGCAGGCCATAAATCCTTTGTAATCGGAGATTGTGACTGCTCAATCGTCTCCCAGCAGCCCTCTATGAATCCATAAACAAACGTTGAAGGGTAAAAATACGGGGTTGCCCCGTCTGGGTGGGCTGATACGCTGGTAGATAAAAACAATCCTGCGCCAATAATAGCCGCTTTAGTTAGGTTTTTCATACAAGTCCGTCTCGTTATCGATTAGCCAGTTTAAATAGACCTTGGCCTTTTCTAAATCCTGGGTCCCTTCGCCTTTTTTCTCAAAACGCCAAAGGTATTTCATGACATTCCCCTTGCAGTACCCGGAAAATGCCTCTTTCGACATTGAGGCCCTCATGGCGTCAATGCACTCGATCTCAGAGTCCGCGTAATGAGGCGGGCTCTTGACCATTTTGTTAAAATCCTTGTATATACTAGCCCTTAGTGGGTCATCCTTGATGTCTTTTAACCCTTTAAGCGTGGTTAATAGGCCCTCGCCCTTCGTGTACTGCATCTCAGGGTCGTACTGTGGCTTCTGCTCTGCCATTCGTTGCCGAGCCACGGCAATGTTCTTAGCCATTTTCTCAGTCCTTTTTGTCTCATCATTGTTGTAGTCAGCCATGATAAAAGTTTTCCGACGTCTGAACCTTGGTGTTGGGCTGCTTAAGATCGTCGTGTACACCCGACTCCCATTCACGCATAATGCGCTTCAGGTCCCGAACGGAAACTTCAACGTGTTCAACGGCCATTTTAAGCACGTTATATGGGGGCAACCGGGTCGTCGTCGGGCCCTTCTCCGCTAGTTTCTTCTGGATCTCGTTCCACTCGTCTGTTTGCATCTGACTCGTCCATTAAATAGCTGGTTAATTGTTGACGCTGTTTGAGAGAGAGTTTTGCGAACTCCCTCTTTTGCGCTTTGTTGTATTCTGCCGTGCTTCCCAATAGATACTCCCTATAGTCACCATCTGTAAAACTCATGTGTCTTTATAAAAAATATGAACACCGATCTTTACCGTCTTTTTGAGCTTTTTAGCCCACCATGGCCTCACGTAATCGGCGTGGTAATGCGTCGCTCCATCTGTAATATCCTTGTCCTTGTGTAATAACGCAAGCGCTGCAATACGTTGACATTCTTTATAAATTTTTTTGTTCCTAATACGGTCAGGCTTCCCGTCACAGTGCCAGGAAAATTGGCAAAGGTGTCTCTTTCCGGGAATCCTTGAGGGTTGAAAGACAACTCCACATATCGAGTTTGGAAATAACGGGTCCCTAACGCGATTTAGGGTGGCGTTTGCTATGGCGAATTTTCCATATTCGTCCTGGGTTGATGCCTCAAAGTAAATATTTTTGCTTAAACAGTTGAACTCTTCTTCAGAAACCTGCAAGTGGTGTGGTGCATAGGTGACCAAAGAGTATTTGTAGACCGGTGCAGCAGAAGTCGAAATTGCTGCCAACACCAGCGCTAAGCTGATAATAAGTCGCATTCATGTTTCCCTTTGCTGTTGCTGGATATGGGTTGGTGTATAAACGTGACTAACTACTTTATGTAGTCGACCCGGGGGGCGTCGGACGCCCGGGGGGCGGGGGGCGGGGCGTCAGGATCATTAGAAAGGGGTCGCGGCGGGTCGGTGAGGTCATTTAGTTTTGTCGGTCGAGGTGATCCGCCAGGTGCCAGACTAAATCCGACCGGGTAACCATCAGGAACCAATACTAATGACTCAAACCATTTAACTATTGACTCTTTTTCTTGAGAATTTGTGTCAGCTTGCATCCTGAACCGTTGGTAATAGTGAGGGGGTTGGGGTTACGTCTTTAACTGAGCGTGTTGCGTCCAGTAGTTGTTCGAACTCATGGGAGTGCTTGTGCTCTACCTTTCTAAGGTCCTGGAACATACCATTATGTCTCCCGATTAACTGCATGATATCTTTGGCAGGTCCGTATGAACCGTTGTCCCGAGCGGCTTCATACAAACTAAAGAGCTCAGTTATGATTCTCTGCGGTGTTAACCCGGCAACATCTAATTGTCTCTCCATCTCCTTCTTAATTGCAGGTTCTTGCAAGAGCTTTGGGCCAGTAGTTCTGGCAGATTTCTCCGAGAAACCGGCATTAATTGCTGCCTGCCCTGCACTCTCTCCTTTGATTACTTCGGCAATAAACCTATAATGTTTTGGATTTAGTTTCATAATTTAATCCATAACTATCCAGGACCATATTAATATGTATAAAACAAACAAAACTAATACAATAATACCTTCCATAAAGTTAATCGTTAATCATCGATTCTAAACCATGGCTAATTAAGTATTGTGTAATTTTATCTGTGCCCTCAGCATCACCAGGTTTTAACATTGTTATTGTGTTACCTTCCTCAAGATACTTTTTCGTGGCTACCTTAATTTCTTCTCGGTGTTCTTTTTTATCGATAGGTGATGTTTCTTCGGGTGGACTACTGAATAAATAATTAACGTCACGATACTTTACTTTAGTATGCTTCTTTAATATTTCACGGTAATTTCTTTTTCGGTGAAGGTCATATAATCTCCGGCATTCTACGCTGTTGCATAATATAATGTCAGGCTTCCATCTAATGACGTCGGTTTCGCAAACCTGGCATTTTATTATACGGTCTTCAGACCTTAGTTGTTGTTCATAAAAATAAACGACGACGGAGAGGGGGATGCTGAGTGCGGATGAGATCATCGGCCAGTATTTTTGTCTCGGCACGACGCCCTTGATCCAGGATCTTGACGCCGAGGTACTGACTCCGACTTGACTCGCAAAAATTTTCGGGTCCAATGAATTGGTTTTTGCGTAT